AACATTACGCCTGAAGAAAAGATTACTGGAAGCCATTATAGGAAAGATCATCTTGGATAAGAGAATTGATTACAAATACAATGAGGACAAGGCACTTGCCGAACTTCAGAAGTATATTGACTCTACATATGATGAACACTATAGCAAGAATAAGTATCAGGCTACAGAGTTCATTATAGATGGTGGTCATGGTGAAGGTTTTTGTATCGGCAATATTATGAAATATGCACAACGATACGGAAAAAAGAATGGCAAGAACCGAAGGGACTTGCTAAGTTTAATACATTATGGTATTATAGCATTACACATAAACGATATGGAGAACAGCGAATGAAACTAAGTAATGAAACGGTGACGGTATTGAAGAATTTTTCTACAATTAACCAGAACCTTGTGATTAAGTCTGGCAATAGTATTTCTACTATGTCAGCAATGAAAAATATAGTTGCGAAAGCAGAAGTATCGGAGACTTTCCCCAGAGATTTTGCGATTTATGATTTGAATGAATTTTTAGCTGCTTTGTCTCTTTTTGATAAACCAGATTTGGATTTCAAAGAGGATTTTGTTGTGGTGACAGAAGATGGTTCATCCAGTAATACTCTTAAATATTGGTATTCAGACCCGTCTGTGGTTACAACGCCAAGTAAAGAAGTAACTATGCCATCCTGCGAAGTGTCTTTTAGTTTATCCAGCAATATTCTATCGGATATTCAGAAGGCTGCAGCAGTTATTGGTGTTCCTGATATGGTTCTCACCAACGGCAAAACTGGTGGCGCAGATTTGAAAGTAACGGATAAGAAGAATGATACTGCTAATGATTACTCAATTAGTTTTGATACTAATAGTGATGATAAGGATGTAAATTATAGCTTTTGGTTTAAAGTTGAAAATTTAAGACTTCTTCCCGCTACATATGATGTTGAGGTTTCCTCCAAAAAAATTAGTCATTTCAAGAATACAAATGTTGATATTGAATACTGGATTGCTTTGGAACCAGAATCTAAATATAATGGTTGATGTGAGGAATTTATATTATGTCAGAAACTTTCTTATGGTGCGAACAATATCGGCCAAAAGATGTAGAATCATGCATACTTCCTAAAAATCTAAAAGACACTTTCTCTGAATTTGTTCAGAGTGGCCAAGTGCCTAATCTGGTTTTATCTGGTGGTTCTGGTGTTGGTAAAACAACAATTGCCAAAGCTATGATTAAGGAACTTGGTGCTACCTATATGATGATCAATGGTTCAGAAGAGTCTGGCATTGATGTTCTACGAACCAAGATTAAAAACTTCGCCTCTACGGTGTCTCTGCATGGAGGCCGTAAGTATCTTATTCTGGATGAAGCAGATTATCTAAATCCACAATCAACGCAACCAGCTCTGCGCGGATTCATGGAAGAATTCCACAAGAATTGTGGATTTATCTTTACATGTAACTATAAGAATCGCTTGATTGAACCGCTACATTCTCGTTGTAGTGTGGTGGATTTCGTGATTCCTAATTCTGAAAAACCAAAACTTGCATCTCAATTCTTTGAAAGAATTGAAGATATTCTAAATAAACAGAATATTGAGTATGACAAGAGAGTAATCGTAGAAGTTATAAACAAGCATTTTCCTGATTGGAGGAGAATACTTAATGAGCTTCAACGATATTCTGTTTCTGGTGTAATTGATGCTGGAATGCTTGTAGATATTGCAGAAATAAATATAAAAGAGTTGATGCATTCTATGAAAAATAAGGAGTTTACAAATGTCCGTAAATGGGTTGTTAACAATCTTGACAACGACGCTGTTCGTCTGCTTCGTAGGATTTATGATAATCTCTATGATTATGTTGAAGGAAGTAGTATCCCTCATGTTGTGGTTGTTTTGGGTGAGTATCAGTATAAAGCAGCATTTGTTGCCGATCAAGAAATCAACTTACTTGCATGTCTGACAGAAATTATGGCTAGGGCAAAATTCAAATGATATGTGAAATTTATGATGACTTACTAGAACCACATGTTGCAGAACTTATCGACAGTGAAATTCGCAAAGTGCATTGGAAGTATGATTATAATTCTAATAAGATGATAGCAATACAGCCCCACTGGCATGTTCTTTGCGGTTATAATACAGAAGATGTTATTAAGAATGGTTATGAATATCTACTTCCTATTTGGGAATCTGTGGTACACAAATTGAAATTTGAAGAATATTATAACATAACCGGATGGAAGCGTTTGTATATGAATGCTCATACCAATGGTGTAGAACCACATATGCATAGAGATGACGGCGATTTTACCATGATGTATTATCCCCGTTTAGATTGGAAACCAGAGTGGCTAGGTGGTACTGCGATTTGGGATGATGAGGGTAAAAATATTGATAGGTTTTGTAATTATGTTGGTAATAGACTATTGATTTTCCCTGCTAGTAATAATCATCAAGCAATGCCTGTGTCTAAATTCTGTTATGAGTTAAGACCTGTTGTTGTTTTTAAACTTTTTGTATCTGAAGCAAATGTTGACAGACTCGACTTCTATAAAGAAAATTGAATTCTTAAAGTCAGTTGGGTGTAATGTACGAATTGAAAGTTAAGAGCGGAACGTATAAATCAGACAGCTTAACTTCTTTATTATGGGTGGTATTCTGTCATAGATTTCATCATTGGAAAAAAGGTGAAGGGTTTACAGACTAATGTATGAATTGAAATCCTATCTAAATGCGATTAATTATACAAAGGAACCTCTTCTAGACACAGAAGATGATCAGTGGGAAAAGAAATATCCCTCATACATCATTAACAAGTGTATAGCGCCATTCCCTGACAGCCTTATGTTAGTTAATGAGATTAACCAATTACACCACCTTGATAAGAAACTTCAGTTTGATTTTTTAATAAATAGCTTAAGACCAAGGAAAAGATTTACTCCTTGGATGAAGGCGAAGAAATTAGAGAATCTAGAGTATGTTAAAGAGTTCTATGGATATAATAATGAAAAGGCTAAATCCGCTCTTGATATATTAAATGATGAACAAATTTCTGCCATAAAAACAAAATTAAATAAAGGTGGAAGAGATGGAAGAAGTTAAATGGTCAAAGGAGCAGATGCTTGAAATCAGTTTGAAAGAACCTGATGATTTTTTGAAAGTACGGGAAACTCTATCCCGTATAGGCGTTGCTTCTAGAAAAGAAAGAAAACTATATCAATCCTGTCATATACTACACAAGCAGGGGAGATATTTTATTGTGCATTTCAAAGAGCTCTTTGCGTTGGATGGAAAACAAACCAATCTATCAGAGAATGATATAGCACGAAGAAATACAATCGCAAAACTTTTGGCAGATTGGGATTTGGTGGATGTGTTGGGTGTTCCAGAGCCTGTTGCTCCATTGAGTCAAATAAAGGTTCTGTCATATCGTGAAAAGGCAGATTGGACGCTGGAAACCAAATATAATATTGGCAAAAAACGAGAGGCCTAAAGTTTTGGAAAATTTTAAATCATTCATCACAGAAGCGAAAGAACAAAAAGATAAAATTACTGTCTTAATTCTTACAGCATCAAAATCAAAAAAGCCAGAAGTTGTTACTGGCATGTTGATGTCTTCATGTGAAGAACTTGGATTACCTTGTTATAGAGTTGTCACTACTGAGGCTTGGGTTTCAGAGAATGATATTGAAAAAGCAACACTGTCCATCAAAAACTATGATGGTGAAGAAAAAGACATTACAGTTGAAACTGCTTCTACTGTGGTATTTGTTCGTGCAGGTGCATTATCAACCGAGATCGGCCTTGCCCTGTTGGGCACCTTACAGAACGCTGGTTGTATGATGATTAATGATCGTGATGGAATGCTGACATGCGATAACAAAATGTCATCCTACACTGCCTTTGAGCGTAACAATATCACTACACCTCGTACATCATTAGTGAACAATGAGAAAAGTATTGTTGATGCTCATAAACGTATCGGTGGCAAGTTTCCTGTCATTATTAAAACTCTAACTGGTACACAGGGTATCGGCGTATCTAAAGTGAATGATATGGAATCCATGATGAGTGTTATTCAGTCATTGTGGAAGTTTAATGCGCCGTTAATCATTCAAGAATTTTTAAAGATTAAATTTGACATTAGGACTATTGTTCTTAACGGTAGGGTTGTTGCATCAACCAAGAGAATTAAACCAGAAAAAGATTTTCGTTCTAATAGACATATGGGCGCAACCACTGAGCCTTACACCTTATCTGATAAGGAAAAGGAAGAGGTCATTGCTGCTGCAAGAGCAACGGGTGCTTATATGTGTGGCGTTGATCATGCTATTATGCCTCATGGTATGGGGGAAAAGATATACATTCTGGA